TTACGATCCCAACGATCCGCAGCCGGTCCGCGCCACGGTGGCCACCGTCGCCATCGTCGGCGTCCAAACGCGTGTCATTCTGACCAACCAAGCGTCCGCGCTCGCGGCCTACACAACCTCGCTGGTGACGGAAGGCCAGTGGGATGCGGCGTTCGCCGATGCGGTCGTGCGCCGTCTCGGCAATCCGCTGGCAATGGCGCTCTCCGGGCGGCCGGATTTCGCCAAGGAGCTTCTCGACGAAGCGACGCGCGCGGCGGCCATGGCCGAGACCGTCGATGACGGGATGCTCCGGCCATGAGCGCGACCGTCGAAGACATCATCAACCTTGCGCTTGATGAGACCGGCTATCCCCATCACATCGCCGACATTTACGAAGGCTCGCCCGCCGCACGGGTGGGGCTGGAGATCTATGGGCAAACGCGCGACGAACTTTTGCGCGCCCGCGACTGGTCGTTCTCGCGCCGCGCCGTGAGCCTTTCGCTGCTCAAGGGACCGCCGCCGGCCGGTGGCTACAATCCCGTTCAGCCGTGGTCGGCCATCAATCCCTATCCTGGCTTTTTGTACGAGTATTCCTACCCGTCCGATTGTCTCGACCTGCGCGCGATCGTGGGGGCGCCCGGCCCCATGCCCGATCTCGATCCGCTGCCCGCCGAATGGCGCGTCGATAACGATCCCCTCCCCATCGTCACCGGTACGCCCCCCGTCGCCGGCGGTCCTGCGGCGAAGGTCATCCTTTGCAACACCACGAACGCCATGGCGATCTATCGGGCGAGGGTCACCGACATGACCACCTGGGAGCCGCTGTTCACGCAGACGCTCGTGGATGCTTTGGCGGTGAAATTCCGCAAGGCGTTCGGGATGGAACTGAACGCGGAACGCGAAGCGGTTGCCGAGTCCGCCGGCGCCGCCCAGGGCGCCGCTGGCGTGAGGGGCTGAGCGCATGAGCGGCCCAGGCATTGCCTATCTCCAGACACCGGCGCGGATCGTCAACGAGGCGCTGGATGCACTCGCCCGGCCCGAGAAGGCCATTGGCGATCTTTCCGACGGCACGGCCATCGCCGAAGCCGCGCGGCGCAACTACGGACAGTTGCTGCGGCAGCTTCTGAGAACCGCGCATTGGAATTTCGCCCGCAAACAGGCGCCACTGACTTTGCTTGCCGACGCGACGGGCGCCACGCCCAATGTGTCCACCAGTGTCGAGCAGGGCTGGACCTATGCCTATGCGTGGCCCATCGACGGGATGGCGGCGCGCTGGCTGCCGAGCAGTCCCCCAACATCGACAGCGACGGTCCTGACCGGCTCGCCCGCGCTCTTTCCTCCAATTCCACAAATGCCCAATCGCTTTCTTGTGTCCTCGAGCGACCTTTATCCCGTCGAGGTCGGACAATTGCCATGGATGCAGATGCCGGACCTCCAGCGCACGCAAGGCGTGGGGCCAGTCTCGCGCCGCATCATCCTGACCGATGCCGTCAACGCGCTGTTCGTCTACACGCGCCTTGTCACCGCGATCGAGGAATGGGACTCGCTGTTCCGGCAGGCGATGGTGGCGCTGCTCGCGCTTACGCTCGCGCCGGTGGCGGTGGAAGACCCCAAGGAACGGCTGGCGCTGCGCAATGCGCTGATCGCAGCGGCGAAAATGACCATCGCCGATGCGCGGGTGGCGAACGGCAATGACGCGGGCTATCCGCAATCGACCGATCACACGCCGCTCTGGATATCCGCGCGATCGAGCGGCTGGCGTGGCAGCGACGGTAACAGTCTGGGCCTGAGCGGCTGGACCTACTACCCTTACGACGCCAGCATGTCGTGGTGCGGATCGGTGTTCTAGATGTCCGCGCCATCGATCACCCAATCGTTCAACGCTGGCGAAATCTCGCCGGAACTCTATGGCGAAGTTTCGCTGCAGAAGTACGGCAGTGCCGCGACCACGCTGCGCAACGTGGTGGTCAACTACAAGGGCGGCGCTTTCTCGCGTGCGGGCACCGCTACGGTCGGACGGTGCAAACAGTCCGCATCCGGTTTCGCGCCTCCACGGCCTGTTCCCTTCCAGTTTTCCATCACCCAAGGCTACATTCTCGAATTCGGCGACAATTATCTGCGGTTCATCTTTCAGGGCGGCTATGTTGTCGAAGCTGCGGTCGCCATCACCGCCGCCACCCAGGCCAACCCGTGCCAAATCAGCGTCTCGGGCACGCCGTATGCGAATGGCGACTGGGTGTTCATCACCGGCGTCGCCGGCATGACGCAGCTCAACGGACAGACCTTCATCGTCGCGGGCGTCGGCGCCGGGCATTTCACGCTGCAAGACCTGAACGGCAACGCGATCGATGCGACCGGGTACGGCGCCTATACCGGCGGCGGGAATGTCTACCGGCTTTACACCGTCGCCACGCCCTACGCGGCGGTCGATCTGCCCTATCTGAAGTACACGCAATCTGCCGATGTGATGTCTCTCACCTGCTCCAACCCCGTCACAGGCACGGAATACCCGCCGTACGACCTGACGCGGCTGGCGGCGACGAGCTGGACACTCACGACGACGAATTTTGCCGCCGCACTTGCTCCCCCGGCGCGCGTGACGGCGGTCGCAAACACCCAAGCGCAGATCGTCGGCGGCTCGCAGTCCGGCGTCAATGCGACGTTCGGTTATCAGGTGACTGCGGTGGACAAGAACGGCAACGAAAGCGTGGCCTCGGGCGGCCTTGCTACGTGCCACGGAGCGGACATCGAAGTCCAGGGCGGTTCCAACACTGTCACATGGTCTGCCGTGGCGGGAGCCGTGTATTACAACGTGTACCGCTCGCCGGCCTCGGTCGATACCGGGACCGGCACATCGGCGACGCAAAATCCTGTGCCGCTGGGCAGCATCATGGGCTTTGTCGGCAGCGCCTATGGCAACCAGTTGATCGATAGCGTGGCCGTTGCCGATCTTGCGCAGACGCCGCCCATCCATGGCAACCCGTTTGCGCCGGGGCAAATCCTGTCGGTTTCGATCACGAGCGGCGGCTATAGCCTGTCCAGCGTCACATGGTCGATTACGACGACGACGGGCAGCAATTTCTCCGGCTATGCGGTCGTGACCGGCGGTTCGCTGGGCGCGTTCCCGGTCACCAATCCGGGCCAGTTGTATCAGCCCGCGGACTCGATTGCGTTCAACGGGGCCGGATTTGCGAGCGGTTCCATCGGCTTTGCCACCTCGGGCAATCCGGCCAACGGCAACACCATCACCCTGAACGGTGTGGTGTGGACCTTCGTGTCGGCTTTGAGCGGGGCAAACCAGACTCTCATCCAGGGCAGCCTGTCGCAAACGCTGACACTGCTGGCCGCCAATCTCAATGCGTCCACGAACGGATCGCTGGCCGTGGCGAATTACGCCGTCGATGGCACAAACACGTTTCTTCTAATTACTTACGGGACCGCAGGCGTCGCGGGGAATGCCTACACGCTGGCGGCCTCGGCGGCCAATCCGGGCGTGAGCGGGGCGACGCTCACGGGCGGCGCCGGAACAGGGGGCGGCGCGCCCAGCGGCACGCTCAATGTGGGAGCCGGGAGCGGCACCTATCCCGGCGTCGTGGCGTATTTCCAGAGCCGGCGCTTCTACGCCAATTCGCTGAACAATCCCGATACCTTCTGGGCGTCGCAGACCGGGCGTTATGGCAATTTCGATACCAGCATCCCCAGTCAGGCGACGGACGCCATCACTGCCACACCCTGGACCGAGCAGGTCAATGGCGTGCAATGGCTCGTGCCCATGCCGGGCGGCCTCATCGCCATGACGGGCCGGCGCGCATGGCAGATCGTGGGCGCAGGGGGCAACCAGTTCAATGCGCAGGCGCTCACGCCGTCCGCGACGGCCGCCCAGCCCCAGGCGTTCAACGGCTGTTCTTCGACGGTTCCCCCGCTCGTCATCGATTATGACGTGCTCTATGTCGAGGCGGTTAGCAACTCCATCGTCCACGATCTGTCGTGGAATTTCTGGGTCAATATCTATACCGGAGCGGACCTGACGATCCTGTCAACCCATCTGTTTGTACCGCGCACGACCACGCAATGGGCGTGGGCGCGGGAGCCTTACAAAATTCTGTGGGCCGTACGCGACGACGGCACCATGCTATCGCTCACCTACATGAAGGAGCAGCAAGTTTACGGCTGGGCGCGTCATGACACGCGCGGTATTGTGCAGGGCGTCGCATCCATCACCGAGCCGCCGGTCGATGCCGTTTATTTCGCGGTCCTGCGCTATACGGCAGCAGCACCAAACGGGGCTTATTTCTTCGAACGCATGGACAATCGGCTGTGGCAATCGGTCGAGGATGCCTGGGCGGTCGATGCCGGCGCCTCCAACCCAATGAGTTCGCCCAGCACAACGATCCAGGCGAGTGCCGCGTCCGGTTCTGGAGTCGTCTTTGCCGCGCGCGCCTCCGTCTTCTCCGCCGGAAGCATAGGCCAGGTGCTCCGCTTTGCCGGCAGCGTGGCCGTGATTACCGGCTATACCGACGGACTGCACGTCACCGGGACATGGCTTGCGCCCGCGGCGATCTCATTTGTCGGCGTGCCGTTTGCGCTTTCTGGGCAGTGGACGATTGCCACCCCGGTCACGAGCGTCTTGGCCCCACATCTGGCCGGGATGCCGAATCTGGTCGGGCTTGCCGACGGCGTGCCGCTGTATGGCCTGAGCGCCGATACGCTGGGGAATGTGGCGCTTCCGTTTGCGGCGTCCAATGTGAAAGTGGGTCTGTCGTTCGTGGCGCAAATTCAGACGCCCTATCTCAATGCTCAGGGCTCGGTGACCATGCAGGGGCGGCGCAAGGTCATCCCGGCAGTGACCTTTCGCCTGTCTGCGAGCGGCTCAGGCTTTCAATGGGGCACCAACCAACCCGACGGCGCAGCACAGAACCCGCCGGTGCCGGCACCCCCATGGGGCGCGCTCACAACGGCGGATACGACCAAGGGCACCGGAGGTCAGTCGGGCGCCGCGACCTACACTTCGGCTGGCGGCCAGACCGTAACGCAGCTGTGGACTGGCGACTTGCGCATTCCAGGCGGCGGCGCAGAGTGGAACAGCAAAGGCCAGGTTGCCATCCAGCAGGCGCTCCCGCTGGCCTTGGAGGTGACCGCCGTGATGCCCGAGACACTGGAGGGCGATATTCCGGAACAGGCGCTGCCACGGCCAGCACCGGCGCGCGAACGCCAAGAGCCGCGTATGCCTGGCCTGTGGATGCTGCGATGAGCCTCTATCGTGTCGAAACCGCAAGCGTCGTTCATGTCAAACCGCTGGCTGCACGCTTGCGCGAACAGGACTGCCGGATGCTGCGCAGCTTTGGTGCCAGTCCACGCGCGGCGCTTAGGCGTGCTTTTGCCGAGTCGCGCTACTGCCGCACGGCGCTGATCGGCTGCGATCCTGTCGCCATGTGGGGCTATTGCGCGCCTGCGCTTTCGGACTGCGCCGATGTGTGGGCAGCCCTGACGGACCTTGCCGCCGCCCATCCCTTCGCCATTGTCCGGCGCGCGCTGGTGGAACTTAAGCAAATGGCCGCCCGCGCGGGCGTTCTGTATGCCAGAATCGATCGGGGCAATGGGCGCGCCATGCTGTTCGCCGTCAGTCTCGGGTTTCGCTTCTGCGAGACCTGCGAGGACGACCGCGTGTTGCTCATGGCATGGGGCGAGGCATGAAAGACTCTCCCTTCATCGTGCACGCGCTGGGCCGCTCGCGCACCGCGTGGGTAGCGCAATTGCTGTCCTGCACAGGCTGGGTCTGCCGCCACGAACAGGCCATGCACCTGCGCACCATCGAGGATATCGGGATGTTCTTCCGACAGCGGCGCACGGGCACGGCGGAAACCGCCGCGTGTTTTGGCTGGCCGCTGATCGTGCGCGCCTGCCCTTCGATCCGGCAGGCCGTGATCGTGCGCGATCCGGCGGAGGCCGCGGCCTCCATGGACAACCACTATCGGCGCTGCGGGCTGGAACTGGACAGCAAGCGCCTCCTCTTCGTCATGAACCGCGCGGCGCGCGTGCTCGACAAAATATCGCGCCTGCCGGGCACGCTCACGCTCGCCTATGACGAACTGGCCCGCGAGGACGGGTGCGCCAGGCTGTTCGAGTTCTGCCTGTGCGCGCCCTTCGATCGCGTCCGCTGGCTCACACTGCGCGAGCAAA